GGCTGCTACCGGCTGGGGGAGGCGCCCCCGACCGGCCTGACCAGACTATGACCGATGCTGACGCTAGTGTCAAGGGGTTGAACGGGGTTGCTGGCAAAACTGGTCATATTCGTTAGCCCTACCAGATCGGCTAACGAACCCAGCTAACGAAAACTGGTCTCCATCTGTGGACGCACAGAGGCGCCCCGGGCCGGTTGCTCCCGGGCTAGCTGGGGATGTGCCAGGGTGCCCAGGATGGCACCTCGCCGGTTGCCAGGGTGCCCAGCACGGCCGTTGCCAGGGTGCCAGGGGTGCCAGTGTCTCGGGGTGCCAGGGTTGCAACGGCGCCACCAGGTACACCAGGGGCGCCCCTCGTAGTGTCCAGTTCACAGGCCACGTGCCAGGGGTCAGCCCAGAAGCCCAGCAACCCCCGGCATACCCTCCCCACACCTGGTGGGTGGCCGCGAATAGGGGGTACCTACTCGGAGACAACACCAACAATTTGGAATTGTCAAGGCGGTATCGGCGCCTGGTAGACACACGCCTTGGGATGGGCTATGATGACGCCGTTCCCGCCTACCGACCCCCGGAGGGGCAAAGGGGGGAGGGGGGGGAATTGGGGAGGTACCAACCACCATATGGCCCCCCGGAGGGGGAGTCTGAGGGGGAACCGCTTCCCAACCGCGTTCCACATCTGTAGACTAGGGGTGTAGGTGGCGCCTACCCCATGGCCCGGGAGTCTGATAAGGACTCCCGGGTCTGTCTTTGTCAGGCGGTATCCTCACGGCATGGAAGACCTGGGAGAGCGTGAGGATGGGCGCGATCCCAACCCCGTCACGCCCAACCTCCGCAACTGGCGCCCCGGGACTTCGGGGAACCCCAAGGGCAAGGAGCAGGGCACCCACAACTTTGCCTCGGCCTTGCGCCGGGAGTTGAAGCGGGCCGACCGCCGCAACGTCACCCAACTGGAGAAGATCGCCCAGAAGGTGGTCAAGCTGGCCCTCACCGGGGACATGGACGCCATCCGCTGGATTGCCGACCGCACCGACGGCAAGGTGGCCCAGTCCATCCAGGTCGATTCCCAGCAGACCGTCCACGTCGTCCCCTGGTTGCCCGCGGTGGCCCAGGCGGCAGAAGAAGCAGATCAGACACCTGAGTTGCTCGGGGCCGAAGTCTCCACAGATGTGGAAGTCCTGGACGCGGACTAGTGGAGGGGAAACCGCTCTACCGCCTCTACCCGAGGCAGCAGCAGGCCATGCACCTCCTCGGGTTTACCCTGCCAGGCGAGAAGCCCCCGCCTTTCGTGGTCGAGGAGATGCTCTACGGCGGGGAGGCTGGGGGTGGCAAGTCCCTCCTGGTGCGGGCGCTCGCCATCACCATCATGACCCTCTGGGAGGGCAGCGTCAGCGCCATCTTCCGGAGGACGTACCCCGAGTTGGAGGACTCCCACATCCGCCCCATCCTCAAGGAGACGGCGGGGACGGCCTTCTCCTACCATGAGGGACGGCGGGAGTTGCGGGCGCCCAACGGCTCGGTCTGTCTGTTCCGCTACGCAGACGACGAGAAAGACCTGCGCCACTACCAGTCCGCGGAGTGGGAGGCCCTCTTCATCGATGAGGCCACCCACATGCCGGGCGACTACATCGAGTTCCTCCGCGCCCGCGTGCGGTCAACCCGGCCGGGCTGGCGCCCCATCATCCTCTATACGAGCAACCCGGGCGGCCCCGGGCACCTCTACTTCCGCGACCAGTTCGTGACGGCCCACCCTCCCGGGCGGGTCTGGCGGGCCAAGGAGGCGGACGGCGGCATGATCCGCGTCTTCCACCGGGCGCGGCTGGCCGACAACCCCGCGCTGGGCCGGGAGTACCGGCGCCGCCTGCTCGGTATCCGGGACGAGTCGCTCAGGAAGGCCCTGATGGAGGGCGACTGGGACACCTTCGGGGATCAGTTCTTCCGGGAGTGGAACCCTACCAGGCATGTGATCCCCCCGTTCCGCATCCCCGCCCACTGGCGGGAGCGGGCCATCGGGGTGGACTTCGGCTACGGGGCGCCGTGGTCGTGTCACTTCTACGTGCGCGATGAGGACTTGTGGCGCGAGCAGCGCCTCACCCGCTGGTTCTGCTACCGGGAGTACTACGGCACGGGCGTCCGGGACGAGGAGCAGGCCCGCCAGATCAGGCTGGGCATCGAGAGCGATAGCCACCTGGGGGGCCGCCGGGCCAGGAGTACCCAGCCCTTCTACTCCCTGTTCTGTGACCCCTCCATCTGGAACAAGCAGCCCAACGGGTTGAGCGTGGCCGAGGTCTACCAGAACGGATTAGCCGATCTGGGTGTCGTCCCCCGGCAGGCCAACAACGACCGCTTGAGCGGGTGGCAGCGGGTGCGCGATTACCTCGCCCTCCAGGGGGACGGCTACCCCGGGCTGATCTTCTTCAACACCTGCGTCCAGGCCATCCGCACCATCCCCGCCTTGCCCAGAGACAGGAGAGACCCGGAGGACGCCGACAGCTACGCCGAGGATCACGCCGCCGACGAACTGCGCTACGTCCTGATGGGCATCGGGGCGCCCACCAGCAACCTGGACACCGAGCCTCGCCACCAGGCCGCCGGGGACTACGTGCTGCACAGCCCCGTCGCGGGCGTGAGCGGCGATCCCGTCCAGGACAACGCCCGGCTGGCGCTCAGCGCGGGCAGCCGGGTCAGCGTCCCGGCCTTGCTCAAGAGCGCCGGGCAGAACGGGCGCTTCTTCCCCCACCCCCAGGACAAGAGCGAGCGGGCCATGTGGGCGCGGATGGCCGCGGCCGTGCGGGCGGGCAACCTGTCCGGCCAGATGCTCAAGCCCCAACTGCCCCGCACCCCCAAGCACTACACCAACTACCGGCTCCAGGACGATGACGCACTTGCGGAGTCCACAGATGTGGAGTAAACCGTGAGCATTCCGTGGTCGGAAGCCGAGCCGTTCATGCGTGCCCACCGGGCGAACCGCAACCGCTGGGCGAAGGAGTGGCGTAGACGTGGCACGGCGCGAGGCCCCGGACGAGACCTATCTGCTCAGCCTCCGGGACGAGACCCGGGACAACTACCAGCCGCAGGACGAGCAGATCGACCGCCTCCGGGAGTTGCGCACCATGCAGCGCCCGGTGCCGGTGCCCCCGGAACTGCGCCTCGTCCCCATCGAGATTCGTGACCCCACCATCGCGGACGAACTCCAGCGGGTGGTGGCGACCCTGGTCAACCAGCCGCCGCACCTGACGGTGACCCCCGGGCGGGAGGGCGTGGAGAGCGCCAAGCGCAACGCCACCGACCGGGAGCATTTCACCGAGGAGTTGCTCCGCGTGGCCGGGTCGCGGGAGCCGGGGCCGGACACCCTCCAGCGGGCGGCCGACTCCGTGGTCGCGGACGGGGGCGGGGTGACCAAGTTCACCTTCGCCCGTGATCTGTGGGACGAGCGCTACGCCCTGCGCCTCGCCGGGTACGACGTGGCCGACGAGGAACCCGAGTCGGAGGACGAGCGGGAGGAGCGCCTCCAGGCCCAGGAGGACAACAAGCCCGAGGGGCGCCCGCCGCGGCTGGCCCGGGGCAGCGACGACGGGTACGACGGCAAGGCGTATCTGGAGAAAGCGGAGGACATCAAGAAGGGGGCCGGGCCGCCCTTCCGCTGGACGTGCCCCGACATCCGCACCGTCTACCCCATCTTCCAGGGGAACGACGTGGGCGAGGTGATCGAGGTCACCACCCGCCCGGTCAACGCCACCTTCCGCAAGTACCGCCTGGGCTACGACGAGAACAAGAACATCGTCCCCGAGGAGTTGGCCGAGCGCAACCCGGTGCTGGAGGCCGTCCAGCCGGGGGGAGGGTCGCTCGCCTGGAGCGACTTCCCTTCGGGAAGCGTGGACTTCATCGAACACTGGGACGACGAGTGGGTCTCCTACCTGGTCTGCGGGCGCAACGCCAGCGGGAAGACCACCGGGAAGATCGTCCAGCAGTGGCGCCACGGCTACGGCAGGCACCCCTACTTCTTCGCCCCCGGGCTGTGGATGGGCTGGTGGCGGAACCGGAAGGTGGGCTGGTCGGTCTCCGAGACCAAGCGCTGGATGGTGGAGTACCGCTCCTACCTGTGGACGATCCACGCCCAGCAGGCCGCCCGTGACACCCTCCCTCCCGTGGATGTCGAGGTGCCCGATGGGGCTGCCCCCATCCGCGGCGACGATGGTCGCCCGCGCACCGTCGAGCAGTACCAGATCGGGAAGATGTATTACGGGGCACCCGGGACGAAGCGTACCCCGTGGCAGTTTCCCCAGGTCGCTGCTTCCCTCCGGGAGCAGATCACCCTCGCCACCGAGGCCATCGACAAGCTGTCCATCCCCCGTCTGGAGAGCAATCTCGGCGGCATGGAGGCGTCTGGGTTTGCCATCAACCAGGTACTGGCTGAGGCTCGCCTGCGCTACGACCCGCTGGGGCAGAGCATCGAGCGGATGCTGGACGAGGTGACCCGCTTCTGCTGGCACCTCATCCGCACCAAGGTGCGCGAGAAGGTCTGGGTCTACGTCGCCGGGAAGAAGGCGGGCTGGCGGGGCATGGGGCCGCAAGACCTCAAGGCGGACGTGCGCATCCAGTGGAAGCTTGACCCCACCCTGCCGAGCGCGGCCCTGATCGAGAGCCGGTACCACGTGGAGCAGGTCAAGGCCGGGTTCGAGTCCATGGATCAGGCCATCGAGGCGCAGGGCCGCAACCCCGACGAGGTGCGCTACGGGCAGGCCCTCGACCGGATGCGTCAGAGCGAGTGGTACCAGAAGTACGAGGACGCCTTCGTGCTGGGCGAGGTCGGCCAGGGCGACATGCTCGACCAGGCCCAGGAGGCGCAGCAGGCCGAGCAGTTGGCGATGCAGGGCCAGATGGGGCAACCCGGGTTGCCCCCGCCGAACCAGCCGCAGAACGGCATCCCACCCAACAGCCCCGCGGGCATGGGTACGCCGGGGGTGCCGGACATGCAGAAGATGCTGATGGCCCAGAACGGGGTCGGCGCCGAGGGGGTGCAACTCAACTCGGGCGGGAACGAGGTGCCGATGGGCGCGAACGGGATGCCGGGCGCCCCCAACGGCAGCGTGCCGGGCGTCGGGCCGGGCGTCGTCGTGCCCACCGCGAGCGCGGCCGCCGGGCTGGTGCAGCCCATGAACAGTTAGGCGACCACATCTGTGGACGATCAGGTGGTCGCCGCCATGCAGCAGGCCGGGCAGGGGGTCTTCCCACCCGAGGGAGGGATGGGAGCGCCTGCCCAACCGCCGCCCATGCCACCCCCGGGGATGCCCCCGATGCCACCGGCACCATTGCCGGGGCCAGCGGGGCCAGGTGGGCCTGGTATCCCGGCGCCAACAGCAGGGGCCGTGCCACCCCCACCCCCTGGCGCACCACCAGCAGCCCCGCCGGGGCCTCCCGGCCCACCGCCGACGCCGCCCGTCCCCACCGATCCGGTCGCCCCCGAGTTGGAGACCGCGAACCCGGAGGAGGTGGACGACGAACTGGGGTCGGGCGCCCGTCCCCGCCAGAGCGGCACCACCGTCCGGATGGGGGAGCATCCCCTGGAGCGGGCGGCGCTGACCATCCGGGAGGAACTCCAGGGCACGGCCAAGCGGATGGCCGGTGACCTCTTCCCCAGCGGCCCGGCCGGGACGGAGCGCCTGTCCCAGCCCGCCTTCGACGCCTACGTGCTGCGCCACTGGGACGAGCCGGAGTTCCGCCAGTCCCTGCTCGACCGTATGGCGCCCAAGGGGCCGGACGGCAAGCGACTGGCCGGGGGTGTCAAGCAGTTCAACCAACTCTATAAGGACGTGGTGGAGCCGAAGCGGACGGTGAAGGAGCAGGCCAATGCGCCCGCCTTCGTCCCGCCGGGGCAGGCCACCCCCCAAGCCGCGCCCCCCGGGCTACCGCCCATGCCGCCGCTGCCCCCACCACGGGCCATGCCGTTCCAGCCGCCCAC